AAGCAGATCGCGGCCCCGCTGGAGGGCACGCTGGTCTCGGTGGCCGATGACATCACCTCGGCCTTCGACAACATGGCCCCCACCTTCGAGGACGCCTTCGAGCAGATAGCCCAGTCGCTGACCGGGTTCAGTGACCAGTTCTTCGACGCCTTCCAGAATCTGACTCCAGCGGTCCAGCCGCTGACCGACGCCTTCACCGATCTGCTTGACTCGATCGGACCCCGGCTCGACGGGTTCTTCACTGACATCTCCGACTCGGTGACCAACCTCTCCGACGTGATCGCGTCCGATCCCGAGCTGTTCGCCTCACTCTTCGTCGGGCTGCTCGGCATTCTGCCGCTGGTCATCAACCTGATCGCCGACCTGGCCCGCACCTTCCAGATCATCAGCGACTTGGTGGGTACGGTGCTGGCCCCGGCGATCTCCGACCTGAGGGCTGCCTTCGAGCCGCTGACCAGCCTCTTCGGAGACTCTGTCAGCGGTCTCAACCTGTTCAGGATCGGGCTGATGTCGACGATCACATTCGTCGGTGCGGTGGTGATCGCGATCACCGCAGTGGTTCGCACCGTCACCATGATGGTCGGTCTGTTCCGCGCAGCCGGCGGTGCGATCGCTGCCACCTGGCGCAACACCCTTGCGGTGACCTCAAGCGTCTGGGGTCGGATCCGGGGTGTAATCTCCAGCGCGATCGCCGCCGTACGTGGCGCAGTCTCACGTGGTCTCTCCTCGGTACGCGCCACCTTCTCATCCGTGTGGGCCTCCGCCCGCGCTATCGTCGCCGGGGCGATGGCCTCGGTACGCGCCACCGTCACAGGTGCTATCGCTCGGGTGCGCGGGATCGTCGCCTCCGGGCTCGGAGCCGTACGCGCAGCCTTCTCCTCTGGGCTCGCTGCTGCGCGTGCCGTGGTGTCCAGCGCGATGAGTTCGATCCGATCGGCGGTCTCCTCCGGCATCGGCCGGGTGGTCAGCCTGGTGGCTGGTCTGCCCGGGCGGATCCGGGGGGCGCTCGGCGGACTGGGCTCAATGCTGTTCAGCTCGGGGCTCTCCATGATCTCCGGGCTGGCCGACGGCATCCGGGCGGGGATTGGCAATGCGGTCTCGGCCGCTCAGTCTGCGGTCTCTGCGGTGCGGAACTTCTTCCCCTTCTCCCCGGCCAAGGAAGGCCCGTTCTCCGGGTCGGGCTACACCACCTATTCCGGCGAGGCCCTGATGAAGGACTTCGCCAAGTCGATGGAGGACACGGCCAACGCTGTGGCTCCGCAGGTCGCGGCATCGCTCGACCCGTTCGCCTCGGCGATCCCGTCGGTGAGCGGCCGGCCGGCGTCCAGCTCGACGAGCACAACCACCGTCAACAATGGTGTGGACGTATCCTCGCTGGCCGCGCTGATGGGCCGGATCGCGCTCAACGTCACCCTGGGTCGTGACCGGCGTACGACAGCCGAGTGGTGGCTCGACGGCCAGCGACTGGCAGGAGAACTTTCATGACGGCTCCACAGGTCCCCGACAGCGCCAGCCCGTTCTGGATGCGTCTCTACGGCCACTGGGTTCAGCTGCAGGGCATCATGCCCGTGGTGGACAAGACCAGCCAGCGCCAGTTCAGCGAGCTGACCACGGTGGACGGGCACCGCTACGTGCAGCGCGCCCCCTCCGGCCCCCGATCGTGGGAGCTGGACTACCGCTACGCCACCGCTGCGGCCACCGCCGCGTTGGAGTCAGCGTCCTACGACTACAACTTCGATGACCCCGACATGCGGACCTTGCTGCTCGACACCAACGAAGCCAAGGTCAACATGGTCCCTCCGGACCTGCTGTCCCAGTGGGCCGGTCCAGCGACGTCGGGCCCGCTGGTCTACAACGTCGGGGAGCCGGACGGGCTGCCCATGTGGCTGCCCACCTACAATGGCGATGGGGTTGTCACGACTCGATCGCTCCAGATCCCGGTCCGGGGCGGGGTCGAGTACACGGCCACGGTCTGGACCACGCTCGGAACCGGACAGGAGGCCATCGATATCTCGGGGGCCGCCACGGCCAGCGCGAACGGGCTCAACGGGTCCACGGTATCCAACCCTCATCAGGCCACCGCCACCTTCACCCCGGTCGCCGATGGCACAATCACCGTGGCGGTGACGATCGGCTTCACCGCAGGGCTCATGGTCTACGAGGGCGACTGTGCTCCCACCTCCTACCGGGCCGGCCGGCGCATGCCCTGCTCGGTCGCGGTCCAGGACGCCAAGACCACGACGAACATCATCTGGCGCGACTGCGACCCGTGCAAGCTACCCCGGGAGCACACCGCCTGGACCATCCAGGAAGTCGGCATGGACGCCGTCACCCCGATGGACGTCGGGGTCTCCTGATGGCCGTCGAGCTCCCCGATGACTGGCCCCTCCGGTCCTGGGCCGAGGATAGCGTCTTGGGTCACTTGGAGACCCTTGACTCCGAAGCACCCAGCGGTGCCGTCCCTACACGTTGGGAGGTAGCCAGCTGGTCATCCACCCGGGAGATGAAGTCCTCAGCGCTGCCAGGTCAAGTGCGTCACCGGACGGGTCTCTCCGTCGGCACGGGCAAGGTCCTGGTCAAGCGCCAGCCTGAGGACTTCCCGTGGAAGCACGGACTGGTCTACGAGCTGACCGGCCAAGACGCACAGATCCTGCTGGCCCCGCGCAACAGCACCGAGATTCCTACCGGACAGTTCCAGGTGGCTGAGATCTCGGGAGAGCTGACTACGGTCGGCGTGCAGGTGGAATTGGACGAGAAGACCATCGAGGGTCGTGACCAGACTCCGGGAGTGCTGGACCAGCAGTGGGCCAGCGACATCACCCAGGAAGAGATCAATGCTCAGGTCAAGGATCCTGTCTGGTTGGTGGCGGAACTCGCCGCTCAGATGGGGTTTCGCTCGGGACCGAACGTCACACCTGGGCAAGACGGATACAACCCGATCCTGGACGTTCCGCTCCAGGGGGCGCTGGTCCCACGTGAGCCCGTGAACGTTCCTTTTCAGACCACCGACACCATTAGTTGGGGTTCGTCTGACGGGGTCGTTGGGCTGAGTACAGAACTCGACAACACCATCGATGTGCTCTACGAGGTGGGTTCGCTAGTCCCGACAGGCTTCACCATCACCCTCGACATCGATAACGCCTGGGCCGGATTTGAGTGGGATGACGTCACTAACAACGGTCGGTTTGGCATCCAATTGAAGGCGGAGACCGGAAACAGTGATGTAGATATTGTCATCTACTCCACCGGGTCCAGCGGTGTGAACAACACCAATACATCCGTCAACAACCTGGATATCACTCGGAATCCAGACATCCCCAACCGCATTCAGATCGAAGTGACGATGGGGGTAGCTAGTTCGTCCGGATTCAACTCCGCATCCGTCCGGGTGCGTCGCCAGGACGGGTTCTGGTTCGGGCCGTACGTGCACGCCATGCCAAATCAGATGTCTCGGGTCAACGAATTCAGCATAGAGATGCAGGTCTTCGGGAATGTCACTGTCGGTGACGCGATCCTCTCTAACTACTCGGTGGTCGACAACTCCGTCGTCACCCAGGCTGTACGTGACACGCTGCTCAACACCCTCGGCGGGGACCAGGGGCGCATCTACCTGGAGCCTCTGCTGGGTACCATCACGTCCCCGTGGCTGGATCCCGATCTGGGCGTGTGGTCCACGATGCAATCCATCGTGGAGGCTTGGCAGGGTGCCCTGATGACGGACGTCTACGGCGATCTGCGAGTGCTCAACCGAAACACACTGGTGGGCCTCAACAACCTGCAGCAGGAGCGCATCGTAGACGTGGGCCTCAACTTCGAGGACCTGCCCTGGGTCATGAACTGGTCCGATCAGGCTGACCGGCTGGTGCTGAGGTATCGCCCGGTTGTAGAGGTGATCGCCAGCCCCAGCCAGACGGGGCTGCCCGTCATCTACGAGTTCAGAGACGTCCTTATCGTGTGGCCCGGCCGCAACGAGTTCTTCTTCGATCTGGACTACATCTACCCCGCCGATCTGAAGCTGAATCCGTTCAACCGCAAGGACTTCGATAACGGGTTCTATCACGTCTGGGACGCCTACCGATATAACAACGGTTCCGGGGCGCATATCGACCCCAACGTCGATATCAGCATGAGGATCGACCGGGTGTCGTCTTCCACCTGGAAGGTGATCATCAACAACCTGACTGGTAGCCCTTTCCACATGGTGGATAACACGGGTGCACCCTGGCTGAAGCTGCGCTCGTCCTGGTATTACGACCAGACCCGAGAAGAGACCATCGAGCGGGGTGTGCCGGCCACCGAAGC